GCCTAATTTTGTTTTTCACAAACATCTCATATTGCTGACTTGGATAATCAATGTCAGGAACAGTGACAGATTCGTTAGGCATAAGATAACGAAAAGTACCAGGCTCAAAGGATTGTATGCGTTGATTGTTCTGGACATCATCTCCTATTAGTTCTCCTTGATCATTTTGTATAAAGCCCATAATACTTGCACCGGCCCTTGCTCTAATAACAGCAGCCTCTTCATAGCCTTGCAATTGGTGCATATCAGCCATGACGCTATGGAACCAAGGCACACCTCTGTTTTGACCAGGTCTTTCTGGTAAGAATAGATGGATAATGTCTTCTGCTGGTATAAAGATATGTAGCTTTCGGCTTGCAGAATAATCGAGATAATATGCATCGCCAGGGTGTTTAGTTAATATGGCGTAGCGTAAAGCCCTGCCCCATTCGTCAACTTCAACACCATTACGCCATTCGTTATTTTTATTAAGTGTTTTGCCATCATATTCTTCATCCAGCAAATCACTTTCAATCATTTGCAAGGCAAGTGGTACTTTAGAATTCCCAAATGGTTTTCTGACGATTCTAAATATTGCTTCTCCTGATTCACATAATGCACCAGCAGCTAACCATTCAAACTGGTGGAAACTATATTTACCAGCACAATCACAACTATCTGCCTGTGACCATTCTGACCATGCTTCTTCAATAATATTATTTACTCGCTGATCTCTCTTGCCACCTCTTTGTTGAACAACAAGAGATTGAAACTTCATGCCATTGCCAACAATATTTATTTGTGTTGTACGTTTCGCTTGCCTAGCATAGGGATTGTTTCTTACTAATTCTCTTGATCTATCTCTTAGCTTACGCAAACTATTGCGTATTTCGGCATCAGCGCTTAACTGGCTACTCATCCAATCGGAAGTAAGTCTAGAAACTAATGCACCTTGATAAGCTCGTAAATTTTTTAGTGGATTAGCTTTAGTACCAAAACCTAAAACACGTTTTACAGCGGAACTGATATTAGATCTTATACCCATTAGTATGCCTCGTTAAAACGAACAAATGTAGCTCTTGGATTACCAAGACCATTAGAAATCATTTCTGCTTGCTTTTCTCGTACAAGTTCTGCTTTATATCTACTTTCTAGTTGTATTAACTCAGATAGCTCATACTTTTTAGCTGTTCTTGTACCAATTTTATATTCTTGTACTGCACCACCACTAATAATATTTCTAATTGCTGTTTGTATTACTTCCAAGTCTTTTTCTACTTGTGATCTGCCATCATAACCTTGTGGTGTTCCAGAATAAGATAACGCTTCTAAAACTTTAAAACTACCTGTATACAAAGTTTGCTTTTCTGCTCCAGATTTATTTGCAACAGCTTGATAATACCAATCCCCTGCTGAAAAAGCCTCCGTAACATTGCTTGCAATTTCAAATTTAAAACCATCGTTATAAGCAGAACTATTAATAGTTGCTCCTAATGGCCCTAAATTTGTTCTTAAGTAATATACAACCGACCAATCTGGACTGCTTATACTGTTTCCGTAGAAGTCTTGACTCGCTGGAATGTTCCATTGAATAAAATCCCCTGCTCTTATAGGTGATGGAAAAGTCATTTTTTTTACCAATTAGAGACAAAATTCGACTTTTTAGCCGATTTAGTTTGATTTAATCTTATCTTATCCTCCTTTAGAGGCTTTTTACTGTCAAATCTCTTAGCAAACTGGTCATATATAGTTCTACGATCATATTTTTGCAATAATCTTTGGAAACTGGCGTATGCATACACCATTTCATCTAATGCTTCGTTAGCTTGATTGTTTTTCTTTACCCAAACGCGCTCTTGATAGCCATTTTTATATTTTAATATTTGCCTCTCTGCTGTTAGCTCTTCAAAATAACTAGCTTTAGTTGTTGGATAGAAATGTATATAACCTTGCCCTACTTCTGCATCTTTAAGTTTGTTATGTAGTGTTGTTTTGATAGTATCAACGCCAACTGGAAATAATTCAAAACCTCTTTTAAGAACTTTTCCAGAAAAGTTAATATCAACCTTAGTAGGTTTACCTAGAGGTGGCTTTCCTTTTTGACCCATACCTTTTATACCAATAATTCCAAGCTGTTTACGTTCTCTGACGTACTGGTAAGTTTCTTGCGTGTAATGACCTCCAGTATCAATAGCCGCTGTGTCAATTTTTAATTCTTGTCCTTCCTCGTTTATATATTTACTTTGTAAAACCTCATCAAGCTGTTTCCATAAATCTGCTCTAGCTGGAGATCCATATATAACCTTCCTGTCAATTAAATACATTTCTTCATTACGGCCAAAACCAATAACAGACATACTTAATCTGTCATCCTGTACATCAACACCTAAAGTTAAAATTAATACTTCTTTTGGTGGTACGCCTTCTTTATATTTTTCTTCGGCAGCACGTTTAGATAATCCATCTGCACTGGCTTTGGTATGATACTCATCTTCATATACTTCGCCTAAAGTTACGTTTATAAATGTTTTAAGTTGTTCTTGGTCATTCTTACAAGCAAGATATTCTTCCATGAGGTTTGACCAGCTTGCGTTAGGTGAATATGAGTATGCCGCCCATATATGAAAGCCAGCGTGTTTTCCGTTATAAGGTGCAGTAGCTCGCCACTCTCCACGTTCTACCATCCATCTTTTTTTTGTATGTGGAATATGGTAGTTACATTTTTCACATTTATATATTGTTGTACTTGGATCATTTTCAAAACACTCAAAATTAGCCCATCTTAAATACTGCATATGATTGCAGTTGCAACAGGGAACATAATATCTTCGTTGATCTGTTTGTTTGAATAATTTCTCAATACGACTAAAATCTTTTACTGTTGGCGTTGACCCTGCAACAATTTTTCTGTTAACAAAAAATTCTGTACGTTTTATCCCAAGTTTAATTTGATCACCTTCAGTTCCGGCAGAAGCAGGGTAGCCATCTGTCTCATCAAACAAGACAACTCTTCTTGAAACCCTTCTAAAACCTCTAGGTGAGTTAGCACCAACCAACGTAAGATTGCCGCCAGGAAATAATTTTTGTAGAAGTGTATTTTGTCCATCTTTTGCTTTTGCATCGCTTACCAATCCTTGCAAACATTTAGTATCCCGAAGCATTGGCGCTATTTCTTCTTTAGAATACCCGGTCGCATCATCAATTGTTGGCTGCACGATCATTATGCTGCAAGGGTCATTATGAATATGATAAGCAATGATGTGATTAAGAATTTTAGAATATCCAACCCTTGCAGATTTCATAACTGATATCTGTTCAATGTCAGGATCAGTAACTGCATCCATAATTCCTTTTTGATATGGCAACGTGCGCCATCTACCACCCTCTGCAGAACTTTCAACAGAAAGATACGCATATTCATCTGCCCATTCGCTAAGACTTAATTTTTTAGGAGGTAAAAATGCTCCATATGCTTGTTTTTGTAAATCAACAATACTTGTCATTATTTAATTCTTTCTAAAATTTCTTTTTTAAAAAATACTTGTTGTTTATACCAATCTTCTAATTTATTTGCTTTTTTACTATCATTACATTTTTTGCATGATGGAATTAAATTATCGAAAGTATGTGATCCTTCATTTGCAAATGAAACAATATGATCCAATTCTAAACTGTTATCTTGATTTGCAATCAAAAGATTTAATCTTTTACCGCAATAAACGCAACATTGTTTGTGTAGATAAATTTTATTAATAATTTTTTTTACATCTATTTTTTCATAAGGTAGGCCACGTTCTTTAGCTCTTTGCATTCCTCTTTTTAATTTTACAGATAAATTAAATTCTAAATCAGTTTTGTATTTAATTGTTTGATATTTCTTTTGATCAAAAACTTTATTTTCTTTAATTTGTTTTTGTATTAAGTCAACAACAGTTGGCGATCCAGCATTCTTTATAGCTGTCCATAACGTAATGTTTTCACGAAGTTCACAACCATCTCTTCTCCGTTTCTTTCTTTTAGAAATAGTTCTATATTTAGAAGCTTTTTCTGGGTTATTTTTTTTCCAAATAGCAGATTTAGCTTTTACTACTTCTGAATTCTTTTTATAACCATTATCACTATGTATTTTACGACAACATACACATTTCCCATTTGGCCTATCAGTAGGCTTACATCTAACAGATTTACCAGTATCTAAATATCCATGGTTTTTTTTACAGAGATCACCAAGATACTCTTCACCTTTTAATCCTCTAATGTTAATCCAATTTATAATTTCAGTCATGCAGCAGATAATTCTTCTAATGCTTCTCTAACAATGTCATCAATACAACTAACAGCGCTGTTATCTAAATCAGGTAATCTTTGTTGTGC